AGGAAGTTTTGAAACTGGAGGCCCAAAATGGTTGAATCTCAAGATCGCACCGCCCGTGACCTGAAGTCACGCGATAAATCCGCTCGCGCTGTGTATACACCGCCGAGCAACTTGCCTGATCCAACACCTGAGCCGGGGTGGGTTTACCATTGGGTTGGTACTCATATCCTCGGGCAGTCAAATCCCACCAACGTATCTCAGAAGATGCGGGAAGGTTGGGAGCCGGTCAAGGCAACAGACCATCCAGAGCTGATGCTTGTGGGTAATGAGAAAACTGGCAACGTGGAAATTGGCGGCTTGATGCTTTGCAAAATGCCGACCGAGCGTTTCCGCGCTCGCCAAGAGTATTACAACAAACAAGCGCAGGGACAGATGGACTCAGTGGATAACCACTTTTTGCGTAACAACGATCCGCGTATGCCTTTGTTTTCGGAGAAGAAATCCTCCACGACACGGGGTGCCGGGTTTGGTTCTGGTTCAAAGTAACAAGGAGTCCTTAAATGGCAGCAGTAGCATCCCCTTACGGGCTAAAACCCGTAAATCAGTTGGGTGGCACCCCCTATGCCGGTGCAACCCGTACTTATCTCATCGATCCCGCAGGCACTGCCGCTAACATTTACAACGGTTCGCCCGTGTATGTGAATGCAAGCGGTTATTTGGCTGTGGCAACCGCCACTGGCGCTGATGCGACAACCAACGGCTTTCCCACTGGTACCGCTAATACCGGCATCGTGGGTGTGTTTGTTGGCTGCTCGTACTACAACGCTCAAGGGCAGTTGATTTTCTCGCAGTACTACCCAACGGGTACCACTGGCGTGGTTCAAGCGTCAGTTGTTGACGACCCCAACGTTGTGTTCCAAGTCCAGTCCGCTGGCTCGGTGACTCAAGCCGCTGTGGGCGCTAACCTGTTCTTCTCTACCGGCGCTGTGGCAACCGGCAGCACGACCACAGGCAACTCTACGGCTTCTGTCGTGGCAGGTTCCTCGGCTGTGACCACCACTGCGGCTTTCCGTGTTGTCGGGTTCCCCAACGTTCAAGGCTTCTCGGTTGTTGGCGACGCCTTCACCGATGTCTACGTGAAGATCAACCCCGGCTACCACACCTATACCAACGCCGTTGGTCTGTAAGGAGTATTGAAAAATGGCTATTTCACGCGCACAACTGCTCAAAGAGCTGCTCCCCGGCCTAAACGCCCTGTTTGGTATGGAGTACGCCCGCTACGGCGAAGAGCACAAGGAAATCTACGAGACCGAGAAATCGGAGCGTAGCTTTGAAGAGGAAACCAAGCTGGCTGGCTTTTCTGCCGCGCCTGTCAAGAACGAGGGCTCTGCCATCGCTTACGACAACGCGCAGGAAGCGTTCACCGCTCGCTACACCCACGAGACCATTGCTCTGGGCTTCTCGATCACCGAAGAGGCGGTTGAGGACAATCTGTACGACAGCCTGTCTGCTCGTTACACCAAAGCACTGGCCCGCGCTATGGCCTACACCAAGCAGGTCAAGGCTGCAGCCGTCATCAACAACGGCTTCAACGGCTCGTATCAGTTCCAACACTCGTGTTGGCCACCCGCTTGTTGGCGGCGGCGTCAACTACAACAGCCCGACCACTGGTGTTGACCTGAACGAGACGGCTCTGGAAAACGCTGTGATTCAAATCGCTGCGTGGACCGATGAGCGCGGCCTGCTGATTGCAGCCAAGCCCCGTAAGATGGTGATCCCTCCGTCGCTGATGTTCGTTGCCAAGCGTCTGCTTGATACCGAGCTGCGCGTCTCTACTGCTGACAACGACATCAACGCGTTGAAGCAGATGGGTGCCATCCCTGAGGGCTACACCGTCAACCACTTCTTGACCGACCCGAACGGCTGGTTCTTGTGCACGGACGTTCCTAACGGCATGAAGCACTTTGAGCGTATGCCTCTGGCTAACTCAATGGATGGAGACTTCGATACCGGCAACGTCCGTTACAAGGCTCGTGAGCGTTACAGCTTTGGATGGAGCGATCCGCTTGGAATGTGGGGTTCTTCAGGTTCGTCCTGATAAGCCCTTGATTTTCAAGGCAAAAAAGGGGGCTTCGGCCCCCTTTTTCTTTGGGTCTTGTGTTATTCATTCGGTTGACGGTACAACACTTGACAGGGTTTTTGGGTCTGGTACATTACCTGTTACTAAGTCTCAGGAGCCGTCATGGACACCACCAACCTACCCAAGACCCGCGCAGAAGCCAAAGCGCAGGGAGCCAAGTACTACTTCACCGGAGAGCCGTGCAGACATGGCCACATCGCCCCGCGCAAAACCAAAGGCGCGTGCATTGAATGCCTGAAGCTGGAATGGCAGCAAGCCGCTGAGAACCGCGCAGAGTACTTTCGGGAGTACAACCGGCGGGAGGACGTAAAAGATCGAAAGAACGTTTGGTATCTGGAGAACCGAGAGCAAGTTATTGAAGCTGCTTCCACCCGCCCTGCCCATGTTAAGCGGGAGTACCAACAGGCGTGGAAAGAGCGTAATCAAGTCTGGGTTCGCGCCGACACCAAGGCCCGCCGCCGTAAACATCGGGAGGCCACCCCTCCGTGGCTGACACGGAAGCAAAAGAGCGCAATCCGGCAGCTTTACCAAATTGCCATCACAAACAGCCGCATTACAGGGGAGCAGTACGTTGTGGACCACATCTACCCGCTGCGCTCCGATGTGGTTTGTGGATTGCATGTGCCGTGGAACTTGCGGGTCATTACGCAGCAGCAAAATCTTCAAAAATCAAACACTTTGCCTGAAGACGGAGAGGCGCTTGCATTTCCGCCAAAGCCATGATACAAACACTCTATTCCGGGGTTCCCGGCGTTTCTGACAGTCCCGGCTGACGACAAGCAGACAGAGCGCCCACAGTTAACTCGCTTGTGAGGATCAAATGGCAAACACCACCTTCAACGGCCCGGTTCGGTCGCAAAACGGCTTTCAATCCATTACTGTTGACAGCTCTACGGGGGCTGTAACCACCAACGCTTCTTTTGGCACCGACGTTGTTCTGAGTGCTCAAAGTCTGTCTGGCGCAGGTGCTGTTGACATCACCAACGCATACACCAACCTGACCACTACTGGCGCGGCACAAGCGCTGACGTTGGCAAATGGCACTCTTGGTGAAGTTAAGATCATCACCCATGCCGTGGATGGCGGTTCGGCTGTGTTGACTCCCACCACCAAGATTGGGTTTACGACCATCACTTTTACTGGAGTGGGCGAGTCCGCCATGTTGGTTTACACCAGCGCAGGCTGGGCTATTGTTGCTCTCAATGGCGCAGTTGCTGCCTAATAGGAGCGCATCATGACGATGCAATATGACGTAAAAGCCGCCCATGCGGAGGCTACAGGCACGATTGTGTCTGGGCGCAACCGCCTTAAAGGTTATCAATGCCTTTCGGGCGGCACCGCTGGCGATGTGATCATCCGAGACGGCGGCGCTTCTGGGACTATTCGGTTGCAGTTCAACATCTCAACCAACTTGGTTGCGTTTGGGCTGCCCATCCCTGGCGAGGGCATTCTGTTCAACACGGACATGCACGTTACGCTGCCCACTGCCGCGAAAATTACGGTGTTCTATGGCTAAGACCGCAGCATGGACCCGCAAGGAAGGCAAGAACCCCAAGGGCGGCTTGAACGCCAAGGGGCGGGCGTCCTACAACAAAGCCAATCCCGGCAAGCCGGGGCTCAAGCCCCCTCAACCAGAGGGCGGCAGCAGGCGCGACTCTTTCTGCGCCCGGATGTCTGGGATGAAAGCCAAGTTGACCGGCGAGAAGGCCAAAAAAGACCCGAACAGCCGCATCAATAAAAGCTTGAGAGCGTGGGCATGTTGACAGCAAAACGCGATTGGGGCCGAGTACCAAAAGCCCCAAATCAAGACGGACTTTTCCGGTGCAGCAAGTGCCGGGAGTGGAAAGCGCCGTCCGCGTTCAGCAAAAACCGAAACCAGACTACCGGGTTGAACTACGCCTGCAAGCCCTGCATGAAGCAACACACGCGCAAGTACAACCTGCCTGCAAAGTACGGTATTACCGCTGCGCGATTCGCAGAAATGCTGCTCGCACAAGGTGGTAAATGTGCGTGCTGTGGAGTACAGTTCAACATGGAAGGCAAGGTTTCAGAAAGAGCATGTGTTGACCATAACCATGCAAC